GTGGGACCGTTCGAGCCCTTTGTACTTCTGGTTCATGTCCTTACGCAGCCGCTGAAACGCCTCATCGCTGAGGCCTTTCGGATGCTTGAGAAAACCTCCCATGTTCGTGCCCTGGCCGAAGAACCTCGCCCCATACTCCTGGGCTGATATTCCAAGGCCGATTGACTCGCGTGCAAGAGAGATTACCGAGTAGCTGTCTATACCCGTACTTCCGAAGCCCCGAAAGTGAAGGATCTTACTCGCTGGGAAAGGGTAGTTTGTCGGGATGTAGATATACACCAGATTACCGGTAGCAGTACGCTCTATGCGGATCTTGTCGGGGTGTATTGGCCATAATTCGACGACCTGCCCTCGTCCATCTCGTACTATCTCGGCGAACGCCCGGCCACGGAGCTCCAGGTGACCCTGGATAACCTCGCGGAAAACGTTAGCCGGCATTTCCGGATTCGGCTGCAGTCCGAGGAGCCGCCCAACAGGATGCTCTATCTCCTCGCGCCCGACCGCGGTCTTTCGGTACACGTGGACGGGCAGCGTGGAGAGGGTTTCAGTGGATCTACGGACACAGGCGAAGACTGTCGACAGATTCAACGATGTCGCTGGCGTTACAAGCACACCCGAGTTACTCTGCGGACCCCTGATACTATCCCAGGCTCCGGGATCTGTAAGCTTTATCGGCTCACTCGTCATGCTTCGCAAGGAAGCTTTAATTTTACCAAGTATGCTCATACGGATCTCACTCCTCGTCGTTCATAAACTGACCCGCTCATACTTCCGTGAACGGCTCGGTCCAGAGACATGATGGTCGTGATCACTCCATCAATTCGTTTTCCGGTGCGGTTTCTGTCAGGTTTTACCGGTTTTATATTTCCGGCAGGATCAGTCTTTATCTCAACACAGCTAACCATCCAAGTGATAACCGGGTTGTCCCCGTGATTCAGCTCTTTTGCAAGGACCCTCTTCTCGAAATCCTTCGAAGGGGCACTGAGGGATCCGAAACCCTGACGGAACGGGACCATCTCCATCCCACGGTCTTCCAGGTTCTGGGTGATCTGGTTCGCGTTCCAGGGATCGTAGGCAATCTCCTGGATCCGGAACGAATCAGCATCCTGGATAACCTGCTGCTCAATGAACGCATAATCGATCACGTTCCCCGGTGTGGCTGTTACAAAACCTCGATCTCTCCAGAGAGTGTAGGGTACTTTATCCTTTCGCTGACGCTCGAGCAGGTTCTCCTCGGGAATAAAGAAGCGATACAGAAAATGGAACCGCGGATCCAGATCTGTCGGCGGGAAACAAAGTGTCCAGGAGGTGATATCGATACTGGTAGAGAGGTCGAGAGCCCCATAACAGACTCGCCCGGCGAGATCTTCCTTTCTCACGCGACCGCCGCAGGCTTTCCATGCCTCGTCACCAATCCATGCCGAGGTTGCCTGCGTCCAGATATTCATGTTCTTTGTTTTCACCGAGTTCTGTTTCTGAGGAGTAGCCAAGGCCTTTCGTACCTGGGACTCCAGATACTCCTGGGAAATAGAAACCCCGAGATTCGGATTTGACTTGATCCATACCTTCGGATCCACCCAGTCGTCTCCCTCATCGAGCGTGAAGATAATACCGAACACGTCCTCGGGCAGGGGATCGATAGTCCCGGTGAGGATCCCCTCAATCAATGTACGCTCCTCCTGGAAGCAGGGCGCGTTCTTGTCATACCCGGCGGTAGTAATGATCCAGATGATCGGCTGCTCTCTCGAGCCCATACCATCTTCGAGGACATTGAGCTGCTCCGAGCTCTTGTATGCGTGGTATTCGTCAACTAGGGCAAAGTGTGTGTTCTTGCCATCCTCGGTATCTGAGTCTTTTCCCAGGGGCCGGAGAACCGACTGGGTCCCCGGGATGGTTACCACTGAGTTCTGCTTGAACGTCCGGCATTTCTGGTGCAAGAATGGGTGACGGTGGATCTGCGCCTCCGCCTCACTCCAGGCAATTTTCGCCTGGTCTTTCTTCGTAGCTACGCAGTAGACCTCGGCCCCGTTCTCTCCGTCCATCAAAAAGCAGTAATTCGCTGATGTTGCTGACCAGGTGGTTTTGCCATTCTTTCGGCCCACTTCGATGTAGACCTTCGTGAACCGGCGGGTGTGCGTATCTGATCTTTTCCAGCCGAAGACAACCCAGTCAATAAACTGCTGCCAGGGCTCAAGGGTGATATTCAAGTGCTGCTTGGCCCAGCGCCCCTTCGTGTGCTTGAGCTGTTGGGAAAAGGTAATCTTCCGCTGTGCTGCCTTTGGGTCGAAGTAGTAGGGGAACTCACGGGAGTTCTGTCGCTCAAGATCCCGCACGTGACGCTCCACGGCAAGTCGTACGTATCGGCATACGATGACTCGACCCTTTAGGACGTCATCAATGTAGGCTTGGGCTGTAAACTCAGCCATGCGACTCCTCCCACATCTTCTCTATCTCGGACTTCTCCCCACGAGACTTGCCTGATATGTCGATCTTGTTACGTGCTGCCGGAGTGATCCCCAGCTGGACTGCATATTTGAGAAACTGCTCTTTGGCCTTGTGCATGGTTGTCAGCTCGAAGCCGGTCTGACTGTTGTGGAGGGCAAGGTACTCGGCGAGTTTACGTTTTCTCTTTTTCAGCTTTACCTTTTCCTCGCCGCAGCTCTCGCAGGCTTTCTGGTATCCGAGCACCTGGCCGCAGGAGGCGCAGATCCGATCAACCGTATGGTAGACAGCATCCCGGCTCTCACGGTAGGTGTTGTATGATTCACAGCAGAACTCGAGTGACTGCCAGTCTACCTCAGTCATGATCCCCGAGGACACGAGCTCATCGGCCAGCTCCTTCCAAAGCTTCTTGCCGTAACTGCCGACATGGCTGGGACAGGACCGCACTGACGAAGACACCTCGGGCTCCGGCTCCTGACCGACTTCTTGGTCCTGCCTGAAGGTTCCCTGGGCGATCTTTACGACTTTCGGTTTTCTCGGCCTACCTGCCATAACCCTTTATCTCCATTTTAGCGCCATATAACAAAACCTCTGGTGGCGGTATAGACCGCACACCCTCCAGCGATTTTGCTACCCCCTCCCCCTGCTGCCGGTGAACCGGCCTTTATGATCCCGCTTGGTATCCTCTCTGGCTGTCTTACGGTTATGCTCTGCAATCAGTCGCGGCACCAGCTGGTACCTGGTATGGTCAGGCTCCACCTCTGGGTTGTAGGGAGGGTTGTGGTCCACTGCATACAAGGACCACTGCTCCTTCGGTATCCCGAACTCCTTCAACACTCTCACCCGGATCTTCTGCCAGGTATAATCATATCCCCGCTGCACGGGTGTAGGGCGAGGGTGGGGGGTAGTCTGCTTTTTACTCGCACAAGCGCTGCAAAGCGTCCCAGTACCAGTGAATGTCTGTCTGCAGCTCCTGCATATAGAGTGCTTTGACCTTCTCGGCATCCTTCCACCTCGGATACACTATAACAAATAAAATTCTTAAATCGACGAGTTTGCACTAAATGTAGTGGTGAGATCAAAAATAATCTAAATAAATACACTACAGTTGTGAAATACGAGCTTTCACGGCCTCGATAAGATCATCCTGGGTCACGGCTTTCCTCTTCAGGGCTGACATCACGCGCTCGTCCACGGTTCCCTGACAGACAAGGTGGTGGATGATCACCGCATGCTCCTGGCCTTGACGGTAGAGCCTGGCATTGGCCTGCTGATAGAGCTCAAGGCTCCAGGTCAATCCGAACCACACGATGGTCGATCCTCCTGACTGCAGATTCAGCCCATGTCCGGCGGAGGCGGGGTGTGCCAGGAGTAACGGGATCCTGTTTGCATTCCAATCTTTTACATCGTTATCACCGTAAAGCGGTATGGCGTGGGGGAACGCCTCCCGAAGTCGATGCAAGTCGTGTTTGTACCAGTAGAACACAAGAATTGGCTTACCCTGGCTTTCCTCGATAAGCTCACCGAGAGCCTCGATCTTCGCATCATGGACGTGCTGTACCCGATGGTCCTCATCATAGATCGCCCCGTTGGCAAGCTGCATAAGTTTGTTAGACAAAACCGCTGCAGTGTCTGCTACCACATCACTGTCTGCAAAGGGCAGCAGGAGATCCTTCTCAAGCCTCTTGTACTGCTTGGCAGCCTTATCATCCATAGATACAGGAACCTCATTGACGATCAGATCCGGCATGTCCAGATAATCCTCGCTCTTCATCGACACGCACAGATCCTCGAGGGCCTCGTAGATCTTATCCTCTGCCCAGTCCTTGGGGATCCACTCATACACGATATGGCCGTTACGCCTGCCAGGGAGAAAGAACCTGTCACGATAGGCGCTCACTGTCTTGCCGAGTCTCTGGCCTCGATCAAGTAGGTACATCTGGGGCCACAGGTCGATCAGCCCGTTTGATGACGGAGTGCCGGTCAGCCCAACGATACGCTTGACCAAGGGCCGGACCTTCCGCAGGTCCCGGAACCGCTTGGCCTTGGTTGACTTGAAGGATGAAAGCTCATCGATGATCACCATGTCAAAAGGCCATTGCTTCTGATAATGATCCACCAGCCAGCTCACGTTCTCCCGGTTGATGATATATACATCCGCCTGGCGGGAGAGTGCGGACAATCTGTCCTGTTTGGATCCCAAGACCTTCGAGATCCTCAAGTCCAGGTGGTCCCACTTCTCAGCCTCGTCCGGCCACGTGAGGCGGGCCGGTCGCAAGGGTGCTATCACCAGGACACGCTGTATGGAAAAATAGTCGAACATCAATTCCTGGATCGCAGTCAGGGAAATGATGGTCTTACCTAAACCCATATCAAGTATCAGGCCAAGTGCCTGTTGATCGATAACTCTCCTGATAGCGTATTCCTGATATTTATGCGGTGAAAACTTCATTTATGAACTCCTGTATGTCTTGTATGTTATCAATTACGTACACGGTATGGCCTAGCTCTTGGAGCTCCCGGCGACGCTTCTCCTGGAGCGCGCGCAGCCGCTTACCCGGCGCCTTGGTCTCGGCCCATACACATCTACCATCCGGCAACAGGACGAGACGGTCCGGCATACCTGCCATGTGGTCCGGCCGGAATTTCAAGGCCTTACCACCGGCTCGTTTCACTTCAATCCTCAGTCTCTGTTCGACCCTTGATTCCTGCATCAATTTCTCCCACTGTGTCGGGTGTGCCCCTGTGTCCATAGGTTAAAACTTTTACACGCGTATAGGCGTATATCACGCATATATACGTTTATTACGTTATTATTACTATATAACTTAGAATATGGTTACATTGGACACACTTAGCATATAATACCTTCTATAAAAACACTTTATGGCGTGTCCATACCCTGTGACCATATCACTTTTTATGGACACATATGGACACACTTGAACTGATTTGCTGTGTCCATATAACCGGAGTATGGACACACTTGAGAGGGGGTATGGACACACCTCAAAAGGTCCTCGTAAAGGCCTTCTGTGGACCATATAGTTTACCGAATCTCAGCTTACCTCTAGAGCTCCCTTCATGCTCCGCCCATCCGTGAATATGGCGTAATATCTCGTTGATTTCCCTGGTATCGTACGGTTTAATCCACCGCTGATCTTTCTCGAAGAGCTCGACGAGGATCTCCATGGCGCAGACCTTCTCACGCCTGGTTGTACCCTCTTCAGCAGTCCCGAAGTCGGTGCCGTGGATATAGCGCCGGCGTGCCTCGATGTTGAGCTCATCCCAGTTTGACGGAAGCCGCATGTCCAGGAATTCAATGATCTGCCCAATTTTTGGGTTATCCTCCATGTGACGCTCCTGCGCCTGTGCTGCAGCTGCTTCCATCGTCCCGGAGAGGTACAACGGCTCACCTGCCTTCCAGATTTCCACAGCCTCAGCCCATATCTGATTGACCGTCTCCTGGTCTACCGCGAATAGGTTCTCAGGCGCCCTGCCCATACCGACGGTCACCGGCCAAAACCGTCTATTGCCTGTTCGGTCCTTCAGGAACTCGGCATCGTTGGTGGTCCCTATGAATATGCACTGCCTGGGAAAGCGCGTGACGTGTTTTCCATACGCTACACGGAACATGTCCTCACTCTTACTGATAAAGTGCTTGGTAGCCTCCGTCTCGCTCTTTCTAGTGGCTGTGAGCTCTGCAACCTCGAGGATCCACGCCCCCTGGAGCTGCTCATAGGCTTCCTTACCGTTGAAGGTATTTACAGAATCGCTGTACCATCCCTGGGCCAGCAGTTTCACGAAATAGCTTTTCCCCACGCCCTGGCGTCCATACATGGTTAGCATATAGTCCCACTTCACCCCGGGCTTCATCACACGGGCCACAGCAGCGGCTAATGTCTTCCTGGTGACAGTCCTCACATAGGGACTGTCCTCGGCTGCCAGATAGTCAATGAGCAGCGTCTCTACCCTCGGGACCCCGTCCCACTCGAGGCTCTCCAGGTATTCCCTGACCGGGTGATACTTGCGTCTCTGGGAGACGACTGTGAGCGCGTCTGCGATCTTCTGCTGCTGTTTGATCCCATAGCCCTGTTCCAGGTACAGCCTCAGCCCTGCATCGTCTGAGTCGTGCCATCGGTCCCCGTTCTCCCCGATCACGGTATGCCAGGGCAGGTCTTCGGTGATCGTGATCGCATGGCTGAACTCGTTGAAGGCGATCTTCCCGGCAAGCCGGGGGTCGTGATCGAGGATCAGCCGGGCGTTGGAGATCGTCTGCAGGCAGACCCCGTTCTTGTCGAGCTTGAGCTTTTTCATCCATTCATCATCGTCCGTGATCACCGGCTCGGCAAAGTCTTCCTTCGCGCTCTCGCGCTGCTCCTCGAGGAGCATGGACTTCACCCTCCGGTCCTCCATAGCCAGATCACTCATGCTCCTGTAACTCGGCAGCCGCGTGACCGGGGATGATCCGGCGTCGATGTCCTGGTCAGCGAACAGGTGCAATCGAACCAGGTCGAAGGCATTGCACAACTGGCCGCCTGCGGGGTCGCTCTCATGGTGGGAGTAGCTGAACTTATCCTCGTAAGTTACGACCCCGCCGAAGGTGGATCCCTTCGCGTAGGTATAGCGTCCGGGGTACTGGGCTTCGGTGTAGGCATCAGGCAGGAACTCCTCGATGGCTTCACTGATCGTGTAAGCCCTGCAGAAGGCTCCTACCAGACCCGGCTTCTCAGTTGGTTCTCCGGCCTTCTTGAGCTCGCGCTCTCGCTTGACCGTTTCCCTGGATGACCTGGGCCAGTGAAAGGGATCTCTCCAGTCCAGTCCTTCCTCCTCATACCGCTCGAGGATCTCTCCAGGGTGCAGGAGTTCTCCCTCCTGCACCTCGAAGGTATAAGGGGCATCGCTGCTGGTAGACGGCCAGTACATGAGACGGTGGGCCTCGTAAGTGGTATCGTCGAAGAAGTCGATGCCCAGGTCCGAGGCGATCTTCCGGGCAATCGGCTCGTACTGTTCGGCCTTGATGGGTTCGGCCAGGGGAATGACCAGGCGAAGGCGCGGGGAGCTGCGCGTGTGTTTATGCGTCGAGTACATGCACACGGCGTGATCGAACATGACCGTGACCCCGGACCAGAGATCTCCCTTTACATGGTCTGCATCGAGGGTGATCAGGCTCCGCCAGGCAACCTCTCCCTTGCGCCGGCGCCCGCCCTTGAGCGTTCCGCCGACAAAACCCCCGACGTCCTTGATCTCGTCCTGCTGACTCTTGGACAGGGCAAGGTACTCTGCCTGGCTCTCCGGGGTGCGGGTAGTCTGTGAGAGCTTCTCGACGAGCTGTGACCAGCTCATACTCCTTGACTTCCAGGTTGTTGACTTCCGGCTCGTGCCGGTGGATATAGTGATCTGCTTTGATGCAGTGCGCGTTTGTGCTTTCATAGATTAACCTTGAATATCGTCGCTCGATGGCCCTCTGCTTTCTTGATCTCGAGCAGGCCTTTGTCCCGGAGCTCCCGGACCGCGAGGCGCAGCTGGCCGTAGACCATACCAACGTCCTCGCCGATCTCTTTATAGGTGAGCTCAACGGGCTGGAAATATTGCTCCATGTACACGAGATACAGCAGGAGGATCTTACTATAGGAGCGCAGGCCTGATGCTTTGAGCCAGGCCTTGGTGAGACTCTTGTTCAGATCAGGTAAGCTATTGCTCATTCATCGACCCTGTGTAGAGAGGAAGAAGGTTATATAAAATCCCGCCGGGCCACCGCCTTGGTGAGACTCTGGGAAAACATACTCAGACTTGAACAGCTTAAAGTCACATTGAGCAGCAAGATCGATGAGTTGTCCTAACGTCATATTTCCGTAGTAGGGCTCCTTGGCCTCGATTATCCCCCGTAAACCCTTTTCAAGCTCTTCATGTACAATCTTTGCAATTTTTCCCCCTGAAAGCTGAGTTTGAGCAGAATGTATGCTTTTTTGCTCTATTTCTTCAATTTTTTGCTGTCTTCCCGGTTTTTCTGGATTTACCTCACCTGTGCATCCTTGAGGAGGTGTCACACTTTCCGCATGATCATCTTTAGGTTGATAACCATCATAACGGGCAGCTTTCTCTGGTTTCGGTATAGCCCCCTTTTTTCTGAGCTCTGAGATTTTCACTGATACCGACGCCGGGCTTCGGCCAATCACCGCGCCGATCTGCTTTGCTGTCTTTCCCAGGTCACGCATTTTCTTGATCGTCTCAATATCTTTATCTGTATAGTTCTTCGTATTCATATGGTCACTCCTCCATCCACATGCCTGGCAGTGCCAGACCTTATGTCCGTCGATATACGTGAATGACGCCCGGCATTCAGGACACGGCCGCAGCGTCTTCACCCATCCCTCCGGAGCAGGGCTTTCCCGAATGCTTGGAGGCTTTATATACCCTTTCGTTACTCCGCCCAGCCTCTGCTCATTCATGACTGGTCCCCCATCATCCGATCGCACGCGAGTACGACCATGTGTGCAAAATTTGCAATGTCAGCCGCTTCTCGCCGGATCTCCGGTACATATCCTCGATGCTTGGCGATGATTAGTTCATCAACTTCCTCATTGAGACGGTTGATCGCGTATTTCATGTTGATGTTATCCCAGCCTTCCTTGTGCTCATTTTCTTTCAACTTTTCCAGCTGGGCTTTGTTCCCGGCTTCTAAAAGCGCCCTATAGTCTCTCATACTGCTGTGCCTCCTTTTCCCTGTAGAACATACATACGACCCCTGATCAGACTGATCTCGTTATCTGAGAGCAGTCTGACCTTTCGGCCGTTCTTAATCGTCTCCTTACCTAGGTGGTTACGCATTACGAATACCCGCAGGGTAGGGTATTTCACGCCCAGGTGTTTCGCCGTTTGTCGTATCGATGATGTCTCCATCTATTAATCCTTTTTGTAAAAATCGGTCTCGAATCCGTCACCCTTGAGCGGCAGCCCCGGAGCCCAGTCGATCGGCTCTCCCAGGATCCTGTTCACTTCATCAAGTGCACCAGCGCGACCCTCAATGACGACCTCATCATGTATGTGCATGACGATCTCATATCCAATATGATCCAGCCGCATCATGGCCTCCGCGAGGCAGTCACGCGCGATCGCCTGGACCACGTTCTCGGTAAGCTTCCCGCCATAGGTCTCGATCTCTCCGTAGCCCCCGACGTGTACGCCATGATAGACTATCCCTGAGCGTCCAAACTTATTCGCGGCGATCCGCGCCTGGGGATAGACCAGGATACGCTTCGAGGGCAGCTTAATCAGGAGGTTACCGTGACGATAGATCAGGCGCAGGCCATGAGTATCGATTGACTTTGCCTTATCTCCACGATCGATAGCCCGTAGCGCCGCTTCCTCGAGGTCAGACCACAGCTGCACGATCTTCGGGTTCGCCTCTCTCCAGGTGCTCACGATCGTCTTCATCTCATCCTCAGAGAGTCCCATCCTCTCACCACCCATCTGCTTGAGCGCGCCAACGGATCCTTGATATCCAAGAGCCAATTCCGCGACCTTACCTTTCGCACGCAGCGGACTGTCCTTGGTGATCTTCTCGATAGGCACGCCGAACATGGCTGACGCCGATGCCTCGTAGATTTTCCCATGAGAGCCGAACACGTCTAGCCGCCACTGTTCTCCGGCCAGCCAGGCGATCACACGCGCCTCGATCGCGGAAAAGTCAGAGATGATCAGCTTCTTCCCTTCTGTCGCTGTGAAGGCCGTCCTGATGAGCTGAGAGAGGATGACAGGGGTCGAGGAGTAGAGCATCTGCAGGGTATCGAACTCTCCGGATCTCACCAGGTCCCGTGCGAGCTCAAGGTCAGCGATCTTGTTCTGTGGGAGGTTCTGCACCTGTACCAGGCGCCCGGCCCATCTGCCGGTCTTACTCGCTCCGTAGAACATGAGCAGACCCCGCACGCGCTCATCCTCCGCACTGACAGACCTCTTCATGGCCTCGTACTAGCTCGTGGAGGTCTTGCCGAGTTCCTTGCGGATGGAGAGCACCTCCAGGACCTCAGAATCCTCTGTATCCTTCATCAGGGCGGGGACTGTGTCCTTTGACAGGGTGTTCACCTGCTCCCCGGTTCGGTCTCTCAGCCAGGCCTTAAGCTGCGGCAAGCTGTTGGGGTTCTCACATCCGGTGATCCCCTGCATCCTGGTCTTCAGTTCCTGGGTATATTTACGGTTGAGTTCCAGGGCGTTATCCACCAGCTGCATGTCGAGTTTACATCCTCGGTCGTTGATCCGCTGATCAACAAACCACAATGACCACTCGTGCTCCGGGACCGGTAGATGCTCGAGGGAC